ACAGTTACATGAAAGACTGAAGGTAAACGAGAACGGTAGACCAAGGCTTCAAATATTCGAGAATTGTCCGAACCTGATTAGAGAGCTACAATCCATACCTTACAGTCCTACTAAACCAGAGGATGTTGATACACACGTAGATGACCACGCCTATGATGCGTTAAGGTATCTTATAATGTCAAGACCTCGTATGACAACTACACAAGAACATCTCTTTCAATTTAAACAGGATGCCTCAGGCTATGTACCTGTTGACCCAGAATTTGGCTATTGATGATGATAAATGACATAAACCAGTTACCAGAAAATGAACAGATGCTCAATGCAGATGAAGCCTTTGCTGTAGATCTATCTAATGCAATTGAAGAGGATAGTATCGGTAACTCCAATAACATTATGGTATCCAATATAGTAAGGGATATTAAAGAGAAGTTCAGTGAAGCTGATCGTCAACGTGAAGGTGATGAAAAGCGTTGGATGGATGCATACAAGAACTACCGTGGTCATTATTCCAAACGTGAGAGGTTCAATGAGCATGAGAAGTCAAGGGTATTCGTTAAGGTAACCAAGACTAAGGTTCTTGCAGCCTATGGTCAATTGGTAGATGTTATGTTTGCCAATAATACCTTCCCTATTGCAATCCAACCTACGAAGGTTCCAGAAGGTACAAGTGAGTTTGTAAATCTCAAACAACCCGGAGTAGAGACTCCAATGCAGGAGCCTCAGGAACAAGAAGGGCCAATGGGAGGTCTAGGTTACCCCGGGGATGGTTATGAACTTACTCCCGGTACTACCTTCAGCAATATCGCTCAGGGTCTTAGGAAAGAACTGAAGGATGCTGAATATGAAGAAGGCCCAAGTCTAACAGGATCTCCAACCCTTAAGCCTGCACATGAAGCTGCAAAGCGCATGGAGAAGTTAATCCATGATCAGATCGATGAATCTAACGGTGCAGGTGAACTACGTAGTGCCTTGTTTGAAGCTGCACTCTTAGGTACTGGTATCATTAAAGGCCCATTCAACTATAACAAGAAGCTGCATAAATGGGAAGATGATGGTCAGAGTGGACGTAAGCATGTAGAGGAAGAAGTACGTGTTCCTCGTATTGAGTTCTGTTCAATCTGGAACTTCTACCCAGACCCGGATGCAACTAACATTGATGAATGTGAATGGGTAATCCAACGTCATAAGATGTCAAGAAGCCAGTTGAGATCCCTTAAGGATCGTCCTTACTTTGACAAGAATGCCATTAATGATGCTCTTAATGAATACCCTAATTATAACCGTAAGGACTTTGAGACAGAGATAACGGCAGAGAATGCAAACATAGAGCCTCGTTCAGATCGCTATGAAGTTTTGGAATACTGGGGCATCATGGATAAGAAGTTTGTTAAAGAAGCAGGTATCCAGTTTGCAGATGAATACGACAATTTGGATGAAGTTCAGATCAATGCGTGGATCTGTGGACATAAGCTACTCCGTGTGGTGATTAATCCATTTACACCCAAGCGTATTCCATACCTTGCATTCCCATATGAGCGTAATCCATATACCTTCTTTGGTATTGGTGTTGCAGAGAATATGGACGACTCACAGAAGATTATGAATGGTCATGCTCGTATGGCTATTGATAACCTAGCCCTTGCAGGTAATCTGGTATTTGACGTAGATGAATCTGCATTGGTTCCGGGTCAGACTATGGAAGTCTATCCGGGCAAGATCTTTAAACGTGCTGCGGGTATGCCGGGACAGGCCATTTATGGTGTTAAGTTCCCAAGTACCGCAAATGAAAACCTGCAGATGTTTGATAAGTTCAGACAGATTGCTGACGAATCTACTGGCATACCATCCTATGCTCACGGTCAGACAGGTGTAATGTCTACAACTCGTACAGCAGCAGGTATGTCAATGCTGATGGGTGCTGCATCACTTAATATCAAGACCGTTGTGAAGAACATCGATGACTTCCTGTTAAAACCATTAGGTCAGGCACTCTTCCAGTGGAACATGAATTTCTACACTGGTGATCTAGAGATCGTAGGTGATCTGGAAGTCAAGGCAGGTGGTACATCTTCCCTGATGCAGAAGGAAGTACGTTCCCAGAGACTTACCAACTTCATGCAGGTTATTCAAAACCCTGCCATTGCACCGTTTGTCAAGATGCCTGCACTGATTAAAGCATTCTGTGAATCACTGGAACTTGACCCAGAAGAGTTCCTGAATGATCCAGATGAAGCTGCCGTGTTTGCACAGATCATTGGTATGGCAGGAGGAATGCCCTCAGGGGCCACAGGAAGCCCTCAGATGGGACAAGGAGACATAGGGGCTACCGGAGTACCGATGCCAATGGAAAACGGCTTTACGGGCAATCCAGAGGGTATGAACGCAGGAGGCGCAAATGGAACTCAAGAAGCTCCGCCCATTGGTTAATCAAGAACTTTGGGGAATGTACGAAAGTTACCTTAAAGAAGTAATAGAACTTAAAACCAAAGAACTGATAAACACAACAGATGAACACAAGATAAGGGCATTGCAGGGTCAGTTAAGACTCCTTCAGGAACTTGTCGTAATGAGAGAGAAGGCTAATGCTAGTTAATCCGTACACCCCCGGTAGTAAAGAATTCGGACAATGGGAAGCACAGAAAGCTATTAAAGCAGCTAGACGAGTAGATGAGAATCCAAGGGCTAACGTATCTGAAGTACAGGATATTAGATTTGGAAGATCAGGACAGGTACTGCAGAAGATGCAGAGCGCATATGGTCAAACTCAACTATTCGGTAAACCACTATCCCAGATGAAATATATGGCAGAGGGTGGTGAGATTGAAGATGAAGATGCCATGCCAGTAGGTGAAATGTCACTGCTTGCTCCAATGGAGGAATACCCAGAAGGTGAAGAGAGTCCTGAGGAATTTACTTCATTAATTGATGTACTGGGCGAACAGAAGTTTGCTGAACTTGAACAGGCAATGGCTGAGTATCCGGTAGTTGCTGAAGTTGCTGAAATGGCTATCCTGACTTCTGATGGAGCAGGTGCTGTCAGTGGCCCCGGAGATGAAAAGAGTGATAGCATCCCTGCTAGACTTTCAGATGGTGAGTTTGTATTTAGTGCAGAAGCCGTTAAAGTCATTGGTATGGATGAACTTGAAAGAATGCATGAAGAGGCAAAAGCTATAGCTGCTGCTTCCTAGGGTCAAGTGACCCAAAATACTTAAGGAAGAGGAATCTTCCCTAGACGCTACCCGGGATTCCCGGCCCTGATAGGAGAAACTAAATGGCAAAGATGCTAGGTAAAAACGAAACCAATAAACCATATAACGCAAAGAACACCGACATCGAGAAAGCAGAGCGTGGGCTAGTAGGTGCAGATGATGGACTCGCATACGTTAAGAAGAAAAACTATGCAGTAATTGGTCAAGGTAGAGACATGATGGAAAAAGTTGAGCAGGAAGCACCAGAATTAGAAGAAGAACAGCAACAAGAAGAAGAAGAAGAACAGAAATACCAAAAGGTAGATTGGAAGAAGCGACACGATGATCTGAAACGTCACCATGACCGTAAGCTCAACGACTTGAAGAGTGAACTACAGTCATTAAAAGAATCAAGACCTAAATTCTCACCACCTAAAACCCCAGAAGAACTGGCTACTTTTAGGGCAGAGAATCCTGATATTTATGATGTAGTTGAAACCGTAGCACACATGCGAGCTACGGATGAAATGGAACAACTTCAGAACACTGTAAAGCGTCTTGAAGAACAACTCCAAGCCGAACAGATGGCAAAAGCTTATGCACAGCTTAAGATCCTAGCACCTGATTATGAACAGATCTCTGCTAGTGATGACTTTAAGAACTGGGCATCTGAACAGCCAAGAGAAATTCAGGCTTGGATTTACGAAAACAAAGATAACGCACAACTTGCTGCTAAGGCCATTAACCTATACAAAGCTGACCGAGGCGGTCAAGTAGTGCAACAACGTCAGGCAGTTAGACCAAGCGCAGCAGATGCTATTAGTGTTGGTCGAGCTAATGACGAAAGTCGAGGTAAGCAAGAACATATCTTTACTACTTCGGAAATCGGCTCTATGTCATGGAAGCAGTATGAAGCTCTCCGTGAAGAGATAGATAGAGCACATCGGGAAGGCCGAGTTGTAAAAGGCTGAACCAACCAAAGGAACATTAACTAAGGAAGACCCCGTAAGGCTACTCTTCTACTAAATGCCGCCCACAGCTAAACTGTGCCACCGGATCGCAGAACACCATAACTGGCAATAACTGCAAAACTTAGTTCCTACAACACAATTTAACTTAAGCCAATTTAGGAGAACAAACTCATGGCACATTTTGAAAACGCAAGCCCTACGGGTAAAAACTTTGACAGCGCACTTACTGGGCAAACTGGTAGCTTCTGGGTTCCAGAAATCTTTAGTAATAAGGTTCAGGTAGCCTTCCGTAAGTCCTCTGTCTGTGAAGCTGTATGTAACACCGACTACTTTGGTGAGATCGCATCTTACGGTGATACCGTAAACATCATCAAAGAACCAACAATCACCGTATCTGATTACACCCGTCAGGCCACCCTGTCAAGCTCTCCTCTGAGCGATCAGGAACTGGTACTGATCATCGATCAGGCTAAGTACTTCCAGTTTGAAGTTGATGATCTTGAAGAACGCTTCTCCCATGTAAACTGGCAGGCTGTAGCAGCAGACAACGCTGCCTATCAGCTTAAAGACTCCTATGACACTGATGTACTGTCTATCATGGGTGCAGGTGCAGCCAATGTAACTGGTTGGGGTACTGCGGGTGCTCCTATCGATATGGGTCATGGTACTGGTGATACCGATCCTCTGGACATCCTTGCTCGTCTTGCACGTGAACTGGATGACAACAACGTACCGGAAGAAAACCGTTATGTTATTGCTCGTCCTGAGTTCTACGAAGAACTGGCTAAAACCAATTCTAAACTGATGAGCATCGATTACAATCAGGGTGATGGTGGTCTGCGTAATGGTCTGGTAGCTTCAGGTCAGCTTCGTGGCTTCATGATGTATAAATCCAACAATACTCCAGTTGTTGCAGGTACAGGTTCTTTCTCCGGTACTAACTACAACCAGATTATCGCTGGTCATATGTCAGCAGTAGCTGCTGCTTCTGCAATGTCACAGACTGAATCCTTCCGTTCACCAACCACCTTCGCTGACGTAGTTCGTGGCATGTTGGTCTGGGGTCGTAAGGTTCTCCGTCCAGAAGCTCTGGTACATTCAGTATACTCTACTGATATTGACTAATCGTTAGTCTAGCCTCCCCTTCGGGGGAGGTATTTCCTTTACATTAGAGAATCCTAAATGCCTGAGTTTTACCAATATGCACTATTGATGGGTAAGAATCCGTCTGACGAATGGCAAGAGGGTAAGGTCGATGGAAGTGGTTCCATTACCTTCATCTCACACGAACACTCTAAAATACATCAGGGAAAGTTCTATTCCTTGGGGTATTCTGATGCAGCACTAGGTAACGGATCATCCTTGGTGATTCTGGCTACAACCAATTCCTATGAGCTTCATACGCATATTACACTGGCTTGCGGTGGCGATGCAAGCTTCTCAGTACATGAAAATCCTACCATAACTTCTAACGGTAGCGCCATAACCCCAGTTAATCATAATCGGACAAGCTCTAAAACGTCCACAACAACCTTCTATAATACTCCCACTTTAAGTAATAACGGCACTCTGATCTGGAGTGAGCTAATTGTAGGTGGCTCTGGTGGTATCACCCCCGGAGGTAATAATGCTCAAGGTATCGAGCAAACAGTCCTAGCACCTAACACATCTTACGTATTCACGTTGACAAATACTGCAGGGACTACCCAACCTTCCCAGATAATCCTCTCGTACTACGAGGTATAATAATGACTCCTGCAGAGTTCAAAAAGAAAGCAAGAAGTAAACTGAAAGCTAAGCACATAGCTGAGATAGATTGGAGTCTAATCACATCTACCATCGGTGGACTTGACACTCAGGCCAAAGGTAAGATAGTAGAAGCCTTCAAGTCAGAGAATCCTTATAATATTGGTAAGGAGATTGGCAAGCATGTGTTGCTACAGATTAACATCAACGTGGACGCTGAACTTGATACCATTGTTGCTGGCGGTGTATTATCTCTTGCAGAGTTTGACAGGATCTTTGGAGAATAACCTTGGCATATACCTATCTTGAAATTGTTAATGAAGTGCTGAGTGAGATGAACGAGGTGCTACTAACCTCTTCTACCTTTGCATCTGCAAGAAATATCCAGAGACACGTTAAGGAAGCCGTTAATCGTGCTTACTTCGATGTGAACAACCCTGAACATAAGTGGCCTTGGTTGTCTGTAGGTGCTCCCATTGGAGATAGATATGGAAACGTAGAGGTAGACCTTGTAGACGGTCAGCGTTGGTATGATATAACCAGTGGTGCTTCCGACATCAATGGCGTATATGGTCACATTGATTGGGAGAAAATGGAACTAACTACAGAGGGTGTAGTTGGCGAGACTTCTCCATATATTAACAAAAGACTTAACTATATCTCTCAAGAAGATTGGATGGATCATCTTTATGAGAAAGAGATGAAGGATGAGACCGATCAGAGCATAGGTGCAGAACCTAGGTACGTTATAGAAAACCATGATGGTACTCGCTTTGGCGTAAGTCCAATCCCTGATAAAGCCTATAAACTGTACTTCTATGCTTGGACTAGACC